TCGGATATGCTTGAGATGGAACTCTCCCGTGGTCGTTCATTAAAGGAAATAGTGGACTCGGGAGATGCCGCTAATATAGCCGAAATAGCCAATAATATGACTGGGTGGAGTTCCCGCAGGGCCTTTGGTGATATTGGTGAACTGGCTCTTCTAGCCCCACGTTTCTTACAGGCCCGTGCGGAAACATTGGTCAAAGCTGCTCTGGGGACTCTCCCTGTAGTTACCAAGAGAGGTGTTAGGTTTGGATACCGATTAGATCACAGGATAGCTAGACGCTCATTAACCAGATTAATGATGTTCTCTGCTATTATGACTGAGACTATTAACACTATGCAGGGCAAGGAGACTGACTGGAGGCCCATTATAAAAGGACCGGATGGCAGTCCTCGCTGGAATCCTAATTTCATGCGGTTCCATGTCCCTTTCATTAATCAGGATGTAACTATGCTAGGCCCCTATGACAGCATACTCAGGATGGGCTTTGGCATTGGGGTTGGGCTTTATCACCTGGCTCAGGATAAGAACCTTGATAGATGGGAAGATGTGATTGAGCCGTTTCGGGCGGGTGCTTCAGGGGCTGCTGCGACTGCGGTAGACTTATTATATGCCAAGAGTACTTGGTCTGGTAAACCGATTGATGACACATGGGATATATTACGCAGACTGTCGATGAATTACGTTCCTATGAGTACTGAAAAGGGAGTTGAGAGTGCCTTGCAATACGGGGGCAAGCCTTATAACTTTGATTGGATTAATGTCCCCAAGACTACATTCGCTGTTGGCTTGGAGGTTGTAGGTATCAAGTCATCACCCGAGAGCATACTGGATGTCAAGGAAAACCTGGCAAGAGAAATTCTTGCCGGTATGCCTAAAGAGGAACGGGATGAAATCATGGGCCAGATGGAGCCAATGTCATTTTATGACAAGCTTAGTGGCAAGGATTTCCTTTATGATGACCTGCCTATAGATTTCAAGGTCCGGTACATCAATAACCATCCTGATATAGTAACGAAGAGTAAGGACCTCCCCGAGCGTTATAAAGGCTCTATAGAGGAAAGGGTAGCCCAGAACAGGCATGAGTACTCCAGGGAGACTGCCCGTCTTGAAGATGATCTATACAACCAGATAGTTCAGGGAGTAAATGGAGCCCAACTAGATGAGGCTATAAGTAACTATAAACAGGGGAAATTTGCGTCCAGGAGTAGTTTGCTGGAGTCTGGGGAAGTAGGTGAGTACCTTTCCAAGCGTACACCCAGCAACAAGCTGGATATGTACAAGGAGCAGTTCTGGGATGCTCCTCTAAATATACGGAATCATGTAACAGGGGAAAAGGACTGGGACGCTCAAGAAGATTTTAGGACTGATATTGTAGTTAATGCCTTTGCTGATCTAGGGGAGGATATGGGGGTAACACTGGAAAGGATGTGGGAACTGTTTGAGACTCCTCTTCCTACTGGTATCGAGCGACTGGACAAGGCTGTCCTACAGAACTACAACTGGCATAAGGATATGCGTCCCGTATATGATGCGGAAGAGGCACATATGCAATTACACCACACTCCTGAGCAGCGTTTAACGTGGGAGCAGTACAGGACTGGTGAGAGTTCATTTCAAACTCAATTTAAGAGGGATAATCCCCAGATAACAAACTGGGAGTCTGCCATCAACAGGAGAAAGGTTCGTATACGGATGGAAACTGTTGATGAGAATGGTTATCACTATGTTGATGTAGCAGCGGTTAGACTGGGTGCGGCCCCTATTCCTGGAACACTTTATCCTATAGCTTCTAATGATGGCTTTGAAGAGCATCAAAGAATGTTGCAGGAAGGAGCAGATAACAGTAGCCGTTACGAGGACCCCGCCGTATTACGTCCGGCAGAGTATGAACTCACTCGTTGACATAACAAGTAATCTGGTTATACACTCTGGGATAGTGATCCCTCCTAAAGGAGCATCGCATGGTTACAATACCGGAAGAACCACCGGTAGAACAGACAACGGAACCCATAACGGAAGAACCTACAACTGAAGAAACCGAGTCCACCACTGAGGTGGACTACAAGGCGAAGGCAGCGGAACTGGAAGCCCAGAACGCTAAATTATTGAACGATCTGCGTTCCAAGGACGGCCAACGTCGAAGAGATACAGACAGGGATGAGGAAATCTCTGGTATCAACGATAAGCTGGGAGCCTTACAGAAGGTGTTCACCCTCTACATGGAAGGTATGAACCGAGGGGACCCGGAAGAAGTACAAGCTCAGATATCACAGGTTAACCAGGAACTTGCTCAAGGTCAGGCAACCCGGGATTACAATACCCGGTATGAAAAAGAGCAAGCCCGTCTACTGTCTACGGTACAGGACGAAGATGGCAATCTCCTGATAAACGAGGACGATGCAGTCAAAATCCAGACCGATTGGCAAGCAGCCTGGGACAAGGCTTCAAAGGGCGATTTCAATGACGTTTATGACGTTCAGATAGAAGCAGCCCGAATGGTCACCCAGGAAGAACGCCGTAGAGCAGACACCGAGCGTAAGAGCCTTAGAGATGAGGCCAAGACCGCTGGCAAGAAAGCTCTTGAAAAGGCTGGCATAGCCGATCTGGATACGGGTGCGGCTATAGCTGGAGGAAATGAAGAACTCTCTGGCACCGCCCGTATAGAGCGGGGTCTGAGGATGAGACAAAATCGACTCTAGGAGATCGAAATGCCAACTCTTAGTCAATATCAATTATTGGCTAACGACGATGTAAAGGCTGGTATTTATGATAATATCATCACGGCATCTGAGTTAGCTCCATTTTTGCAATTCAAATCATTCTCCGGTAACTCTCTTGTTTACAACAGGGAGAGTACCCTCGGTGCGGCAGCTACTCACCAAATAGGTGACATCTGGTCCGACACTGAACCCACATACACCCAGAAGACAGCATCTCTTGCTATTGTAGGTGTCCAGCATCCGTTGGACCGCTTCGCAATGCAAACCATTGATAACGTCCAATCACAGGAAGCTGTACTTCTCAGCAAGATGGCAAAGTCTGTTGCCCGTAAGTTGGAAGACTTGCTCTTGAATGGTAACTCGGGAGGAGTATCTACTGAACCCGAAGGTTTGACCAGCTTGCTTATCAGCGATTCCCGCTTGCTTATGATGGATGACGGTTCAACCCCATCCACAATTGCTGGCGATGAAACCGAGTTGACCATTGACCGTTTGGACGCAATGATCGACATGATAGAACTCGGGAAACCCGACTTCTTGATGATGAACAAGACCATGCGGCGCAAAATAACGTCTCTCGCCCGGGCCACCGGTTCCGGCGTGATACTCAATAGCGCTGATATGTTCGGTCACCAGTACACCTTGTACAACGGTATACCAATTGTAATTAACGATTACATATCTAACAGTGAACAATACGAGAACTCCGGCGCATGGGGCTCTTCCTCCGCTACAACCATTTATGCGTTGAAAACCGGGGAAGAGAAACAGGGCTGGACCGTAATCCATAACGGGGCGGTACTCGATCCAGACATCCAACGGTTAGGAACCAAGGTTGATAAGAACGAAGATACTTACAGGATGGTAGTCTATTTGAACGCCGTACTGTATTCAGCCAAGGTCTGTGCCGGTTTGGCAGGGATTGACTCTGCTGCTTAGTCAACGACTTACCTCGTTGAGCCTAGTTCCGTAATTTGATGATGAGGTAAATAGAAATGGCTGATCCGCATATAACTAAAGCAATAAACGTATTCAGCGATACGGTAGGAAGTACCGATGTAACCGCTGGAGACCTGGTTTACTTCGATGGTACTGACTGGGAAAAGGCTGATGCCTCTGCCCATACTACCTTCGCTGAAGCTATGGTTCTTAATACTTATGACTCCGGTGATGTTGGGCTCTTCTGTACTGGTGGCATACTGGTAGACACCGATGCCCCCTACACTCAAGGGACTGCTATGTACCTGTCGGAAACGGCTGGTGCAAACACTGCAACTATCCCAACAACCAATGCTGCAATAAAGCAGGTTATTGGTTTTGCTATGTCCACCTCTGAGGTCCGAGTTGACATCCGTATACCCAGCTACCAGAACCAGTTCTTCCCGGTCAGTGCTTATGACACCTCCGGTGAGCCAGGTCTTGGTGTGGTAACTGATGGATGGCCGGGACCAGGTTTGGACGCTGCTGCCGAGACCGCCTACATTGTAGGACGATTACCGGATAACTTTGTCGAGTTAGAAATGGCTCGTATCGTAACTAACAATACCGCCGGTTCCGCTGTTGACTATGACTTCAGCGTAGCTGCCGGTTATGACAATGCATCCAATGCCCAGGATACAGGTACGGCAATTACGGCAAACACTTCTGAGGCAACACCTGCGGATAACTTGCTGGTGACATTTGATGTCTCCTCTATGTTGGATGCTGGTCTCCAGGGGCCGGGTCGTAACTTTGCCATCCTCATTGATCCAGACGGCGTAGGATCAGGCGAACAGCAGATTCTTGGTATGAACCTCGGCTGCTTGGTCGTCTAGTTTTGCAGGGTACGAAGTACATCCGCACAGATTTGGGTGGTAACACCTGT